AAGACCGGTACGGTGCGCCCGGGCCAGATCACCGCATGGTCATTGTCGGGCGGATCACCGAAGCCAGCCAGGGAATCGCGCGCCTGCTTGAAATGTGCGGCATCGCAGTGCTCGCGCCGTCCCGCGGACACCGTCGGCGCGACGGCAAGTTCGTCGACTTCCCCGAGTTCCACTTGCGCCACTGGCTCCAGCACTTGAGCGGGCCGCAACTGTTCGACTGGAACCCCGCTGAACGCTGCCACGTCCCGATTGTGGTCCCCGACGTGCCCGCCGGCGTTCCGGCGCCGCTGCGCCTCACCGAGTGGAAGGAAGGCGCGTTGAAAGTGATCGCCACGCTTCGCCGCCAGGGCTTCATCACCACGAAGCAGATCGCCGAATGCGGCGTCAGCGCGACGAACTGGACACGATCCTGGCTCGACAAGGGGGCCGAGCGCGGCACTTGGGTTGAGTCGCCCCGCATGCCAGCGTTCGACCAGCAGCACCCCGAGGCATACGCCAAGTTGCAGCAACTCGACCAAGCAAAGCCAGGCGCCCAGCATCGGCTGGCACTGGCGAAGGAAGGTGAAGCATGAAAGCGCGCATCGAGAAGAAATTGAGCAAGCGGCTGGTCGAGCTTTACCCAGCGCTCTACTGCAGCGCCTGGCGCGACGAAGAACCGTCTGAACTCGCATATGAGCAAGGCTCCCGAGTCCGGCATGTTCTTTCCGTCGGCGGCGGTGTCGACTATTGGGGCGAAGGACAGGACGTCTACACCGTCTGGCAAGCCTGGCTGATGAGTTGGGAATGGCACGGACCGTTCGAGACGTACCCGGAGGGCCATCGTCACGAGTACCTCCCGGATACGGAAGGCTTCAAGCCGACTACTCGTAACCTGCTCCAACTGGCTGGCCGGTGCCAGTTGCTGGAAGCAGCATCAACGATGGCGGTCCCATGAACCAGCCTCCCACCGACTACCAGATCAGCGCCGCCGACGCGCACGAACTGGCCGGCGCCGTGCTTCTTCCGGCGGACCTGCGCCGCCAGGTGCTGGAGAAGATGGCCGCCCAGCGCGACCCGGCCACCATGCTCGACCTGTTCGCCCAGGTGCTGGGCATGGCCAACGCCGTCGCCGAGAACTGCCGAGCGATGGTCGAGTTGATCCTCATCGAGCACGGCGAACATCCGCACACCGCGGAGCAGGCGAACCTCCCGACGATGTTCGGAGCGCTGCAGGGCGTTGTCCTGGCCGCAACGGTGAACCCTCGCGGCACGTGCGCCGGCTGCGCCTATCGACTCGGCACCCCGGCGAACACCTCGCCGGTCACCACCTCCGATGCCATCTACTGCCGGCAGGAACTCAGCCGGTTCTACTGCCACGCCGACCTGGACGACCAGGGCAACCCGGTCCGCACCTGCGTCGGCCACGCCAAAGCCATGAAGCAAGACGCCACGAAATGAACCGCCCCACCATCTGCCGCACCACGGGCCAACGGATAGGCCTGTGCAAATGCTTCCGCTGCCGGCCGCCGGCGCCGGAGCAACCGGAGACACCACCATGTCATCTACCCAACACCAACTGATCAAGCAGTGCGCCACCCGCCTACGCGGCATCGTCGAAGCCCTGGACAACATCCACGACAGCACCCCGCACCGCTGGTCGACGGACCTCGACGATGTTCACTCCTCAGCCGAGAGCCTGCTGGCCCTGATCAAGGACCAGGCGCCGGCGCTAGATGCCCAGGACCTAGCGCTCCGCACCATCGCCGAGTACCCCTGCCCTGAGCAGGACAACATGACCGCCGCCAATATGCGCCAGGTCGCCGCGGACGCCATCACCGGCGCGCTAGCCTTCGGCGCCCAGGCCAGCCAGCCGCCGGCGGAGGATCACTGGCTTCGTCCGTTCTACGACATCGGCCGCGCCGAGGGACAGCGCACCCAGGAACTGGCAATGCTGGTTCGCATGCTGGCCAGTTCGCTGAAGCGGCATGCCCCGGAAAGCAACCTGGTGGCACGCGCCACCAACTACCTGGCAGCCAAGGGCTTGGCAGGCACACCGCTTCGTGACGCGCCTGCATCGGTAGAGCAGGCAGGCGGGGATGAGCGGGCGGCACTTCAGGAGTTAATCCGAGTGCGTGACTGGGTAAAAAATCGCAGGGGACAGCCGGAGAAGCTGAAGAACACTGGGCAGACCTACATCATGATCGAAAAGTGCGAAACGCTCGACATGCTGGAGTGGGCGATTGAGCGTGCCCGCGCCGCCCTGGCGCACGCGCCGACCAGTTTGGCATCCCCGTCGTGCAAATGGACCGAAAGCAGCGGCATCTGGGAAACAAGTTGCGGCCAGACCTGGAGCTTCATCGAGGACGGACCAGCAGAGAACGGAGCGCTGTTCTGTCACCACTGCGGCGGACGCCTGGTCCTCATCAAGAGCGACGACCAGGAAGATGACGGTGAGCCGTGCCCGGAATGCATGGAACACGGCTGCAACGGCGAATGCGCTGGCCACGGCGCGATGGGAGACTGAAATGAAGCAATCCCAATTCAGGGCCGAGCTGGTCAAGATCATGCCCGGCTACAACTGGACAGTTCATGCGAGCCGCAGCAGCGAAAAGCTGTTGGTCGCCACCGGCATCCAGTCCAGCGGCTCCAACCGGCTCTCGACGCTACGCGTGCAGCGTCGGGACGACTACGCCGGTTCCGGCAAGCCCCACTACGAAGTGAGCAGCGCGGGATACGGAACCCGATCCCCCTGGCTGCACACCGCCCAGGACAGAACCCTGGCACGAGCCCTTCGCTCGCTTCAGGAGCACTACGAGAGCAATGCGCGCAGGTACAGCAGCCACGCGAGTGACCTACAGCGTGGCCGGAAAGCTACCCCGCCGACGCCCGGAGTTTCTACAGATGAATGACTACAAATCAGCCTTCAACGCCGCGGCCGCCGACCTCGGTGCGATCATCGCGCTGCTGGGGTTCACCAAGTACCCCGGCGTCGATCCGGTGCTGCGCGCAATTACTGACCTGATGCTCGAAAAAGCCGAGAACCAGGTGCTCAGGGAGGAGCGCAACGCCGCCCTGGCCAATGTCGATGCCCTCGCAGTGCAGGTGTTGAAGCTCGGCGGGACTATCAGCATCGCCCACCACCGGACCGACCAGGCTGGGCAGGTGCCGCAGGCATGGCTCGACGTGCAGGCAGAGCGCCGCCGGCAGATCACCGCCGAGGGCTGGACGCCGGAGCACGACGACGAGCACAGCCACGGCCAGATGGCCCGCGCCTCCGCCTGCTACGCCCTGGCCGGCTCCAGCGCTCCGAACGATGGAACCGCCGCCCTGCTGGTGTCGCTGGCATGGCCCTGGGATGAACAGTGGTGGAAGCCGAGCACCGCACGACGCGACCTGGTAAAGGCCTGCGCCCTGGCGCTGGCCGAGATCGAACGTCTCGACCGGGCAACGGCGACTCAGGGAGGGCCGCGCGATGCGTAGAGCACTGACCGCCCTCGGCATTATCGCCGCCCTCGGCCTGACCGTGGTGGGGCTGGTGGAGATATTCCCGATCGTTCGCACACTGGCGGCCTGGCAGGCGGGGTGCTTCGGATGAAGCAGAAACCAGGCATCGCACTTCCCCGCTGGCTCCTTCGCACAACCACGATGCAGATGCACAGCGTCGACGTGGTACTGGTCATGGCCCTGGTGCTCCAGCACCACGGTACGGCCGACGCTGTTCGCCGCGCCGCCGGTCAGCTTCGCGACAGAGTATGTGCCGAACACCGGCCCAAGATGACCGCACTCATGCGCATGCAAGATGACGCGGCGGCGCTGCAGGTGGCGCTCAACATTGTCCAGCGCGCCACCGACGCCCTCGGCATCCTGCCGGGAACGCCATTTCCGGCCGGCCCGGTACTGACTAACCGTTAACTCAACACCCAACTTTCACCCGGTACGTATCAACAGACCCGGGAGGTACTTCAATGCGCAACACCCAGCAGCACCAAGACATCCCCCGCTTCATCGACTTGAATATGGTCAAGATGAGAACGGGAATGGGCACCACGTTCATCTACGACCATATGAAGAAAGGGGACTTCCCCAAAGGGCGCAAGTTTGGCCGCGCCACTCGCTGGGCAGAGGTTGAAATCGACCAGTACTGCAACGGAACCTGGACGCCGCCGGCGCCGGCAAACGAAGCGGGAGCCCCGGAGTGATCACTCCGGGGCAGCCTGCTCCAACCGATCAAGATAATCAGCCCAGTCTTGCATCATCGCCCTTCGACGCTCAACGTGCGCGGCATGGTTGTATGCCGCCCGCGTCTTGTTGGGATCGGCATGGGAAAGCTGGCCCTCGATCAACGTCGTGTCGTAGCCCATTTCATGCAGCGCAGTGGAGAAAGTCCCTCGCAACCCATGACCAGTCAGCAGCCCATCGAACCCAAGGCGCTTGATCGCCTGGTTGATGGTGTTCTCGCTCATCATCTTCGTTGGGTCATTTCGACCAGCAAACGCGAACGGGTATTTGCCCGTCTTCTGCAGCAACCCCCTGACCTCCTCAATCGCTTGCCGCGACAGCGGCACGATATACGGCGGCACCTCTTCCCCGTCCTTGCGCACCTTGCCGCGCAGTTGCTTCACCCTTCCGGGCGGGACAGTCCATATCCCCTTTTCTAGATCGAAGTCTGCCGGCGCAGCCTTTCGAAGCTCGATCGTACGTACCGCGGTCAGAAGCATCAGACGAACGGCGATCCTTGTGATCTCGGACCCTTGGTAAGACCGCAGTCTCACAAGAAGGGCTGGAAGCTCTTCGCCATCATGCGCAAGAATCGGATTGTGCTCAGTCGGCGGCTGTTCTTTCGCCAGAATGTCCAGGTCCGAGGCAGGGTTGTCCTCTCGTAATCCGGCCGCGATCCCAACGCGGAAGATCTGGCGTAACCAACTCCGCGCCTTCTCCGCGACGTGCAGCGCTCCCCGGCGCTCGATGGCTCCGACAACCGCAGCCAGGTCACGACGGTGAATTTCGCGAAACTTCATGTTCGCCAGGGCCGGGTATAGGTCATTGTCCAGTACTCTGCGCGCCTGGTTTGCGCTGCCTTTCCGGCTATCGTCCGCCCAGCGCCCCTGTTTCAACTCCAGCCACTGTTCAGCCACGTGTCGAAACGTCTCCTCGACGCTGACCGTCTTCCGGTCCGCTCGATGCTGCCCCCGCGGATCGATACCTTGGGCCACCAACGAACGCGCCTCGTCACGACGCTGCCGGGCATCACGCAGGCTCAACTCGGGATACGTCCCAAGCGACACTCGCTTCTGCTGGCCATTCAACGAAAAGCGGAAGTGCCAGCTTTTGGTGCCCTTGTGAGAAACGAAGAGAGAGAGGCCGTCAATGTCGGCGAGGGTGTAGTCTTTAGCTTCTGCTTTTGCCTGGCGGACAGCAGTATCCGTGAGCGGCATAGTACATTCCCGGAAAAACCAAATTCAGATGTACTAAGGAATGTACTAAAAAAACGCGGCTGGTGGCGAATTGTGGCGGAAGCCAACGGAAGAGGCTAATCGGCTGCAAGCCCCGGAGTTACTGCGCTTGCGAAGGGTCGCGAAGGATAGCGAAAGAGAAGTATGGTGCGGACGGAGAGACTCGAACTCTCACGCCTTGCGGCGCTGGAACCTAAATCCAGTGTGTCTACCAATTCCACCACGTCCGCGGGACACTGCTTGGAAATGAAAACGCCAGGCCCCGGGCCTGGCGCTTCGGAATATGGGGTGGACGATGG